ACCGGCATCAAGCCATCTGCGTTCGATGCCTACAACCACGGCTTTAACATTGTTCAGGGCGCAGTCTTAGCGGTGTTTGAGAATGATGCCTTCGCGACTCAGCCACGTGCTCGCCTCTTAGGTGCGTACACATCGGCAGAGCGTAGCACCAATGCCATTGGTCAGCGATCAGATGGTGAGGGGTTTGTCAAAGCATCTACAGGAGCAATGAAGGTAGCACGTGTTGCACCACACCAAATCAACATTGTAAAGACCCACGGCACCGGCACTAAGTCTAACAACGAGGCCGAGCGTAAAGCTATATCAACCATGTTCACGTCACCGTTCTATGCCACATCGTTTAAACAACGCATTGGTCATACCATGGGGGCATCAGGTTTGCTAGAGACTTGTTTGTTACTAGACAGTTTGAAAGAGTGCATAGTACCACCCATCCCAAATCGTACTAAGAATGATTCGCAGTATTTGTCCCATGCAGTAGCAGTAAATAAAAAACAAAAGATTCTTTCCCAAGCCGCTGGCATGGGCAACATCTATTCCTCAGCAATCTTTGACACAGAGTTATGAAAAAAGTAAAAGCGGCAACCCCACGATTATCAGACGAGGATCCAGATCCATTGGAGCAGGACGACATGGACAACTCAAATACCAGTATGGTAGACGGGTGGCTTCCTTGGGACTCGGAAGATATACTTGACATAAAACGGTTAATAGATGGTAGAATGCCATACAAGCAACAAGAAATATTTACAGCGTTTTTAGATGGGCAGTCGTACTCAGATATTCACGTATCTGAAAAGTATTGGCGTTACCATTTTGCTAAAGGTATTGAGTTTATTAAAAAGGAACTTAAGCTATGAGTTATTTTATTGTAGAGCATAAGTACAAGGGCAATTATGTTATGGAAACGCTTGCTGGTGTCGAAGATATTGATACAAGCATATACAAAGATCTGTTGGGAATCTGGGTTTGCGACAGTATGGAGGAGACACTTATTATGGAAAAACAACTTAAGGAAATGAGAAATGCAAGATCCAGTCAACCATCCTAAGCATTACACTGACCATCCGTCAGGCATTGAGTGTATCCAAATTACGGAGCACATGGGCTTTAACTTAGGCAACGCGCTCAAGTATATCTGGCGCTGCGATCTAAAGCTAGATGCAGTAGAAGACTTACGCAAAGCACGTTGGTATATCGAGCGTGAGATTGCCAAGCGTACTAAGGTGGGCGCCTTTGGTATTGCCGATTACGCATCTTACAATGAAATCTATGCAGATCCGGAGTGTGGCAAATGATGATCGAAGTGGATGATGATTGCGCAGATGCAATCTTGGTAGCCAATTTAGCAAGCAGCTATGTAAGCATAAAAGGTATGATGGACAGCGGTAAAGAATGGCATGAAGATGATGTAGCCGCTTGGAAAGAACTTCTTCCAGCCATTGAGTTAGTTGGCGGCTGGTATTGTATCGACTTTAAGAAAGAAATTAAAAAGGCAAAGAAAGCGCATGAAAAAATACACTCACTTTGACTTAGAAGATGCCATCTACAAAGTATGGCAAACGGCTGATGATATTGAGACGTTGTATAAATACCATGGTGACGCTGAGAAGATTATGACAGACGACGAAGTAGCTAATGCGTTGCTTGGTCTTAAGTCTTTGCATGAGATGCGTTGTTGGCAGTTGATGGATATGTCAGCCAGAGTATTTGAATTGAATCAGTATTGTACTGATCCAGTTAAGTTAGCAGCAAGAGAAGAATTTTTTAAACCGAAGAAAGGCAAGAAAAAATGAGCGATACTAATCAGCTCCCAGCAGTAGATGATTTTGTAGTAAACCTGGAAATGTCAGTAAAAGAAGTAAACGCGTTGCTGAACGTACTTAACACACCAAACCAAGTACCAACAACAACGTACGTTGCGTTTATCAATATGATCCAGCAGCAAGCAGGCCCTCAAGTGGCAAAAGCACAGGAGAGTTTGGCGGCTGTAGCAAAGGCACAAGATGAATCTAAAGCAACTGCTTAAGCTAGCCGGAGTTAGCAATAATATTGCCAAAGAAGTAGAGAAGAAGTCGGCCAAAACCACCGCCCAAATGGAGCAGGAGCACCAAGAAAAGGCGTTGGCAATGACCAAAATGATGTTGAATGACGTTTTAAGGTATAGGAAGGAGCATGGCGCCCCTCCATCAGCCCCCAAGAAGACTATTATCGTGCCAGACGATATGTAAGGGCGGAAATACCCTGTTTTTTGCATTAGTATAAGTAGGGAGTATGACTCGTCGTGAGACGCTCGGAAACCTACTTTTACACACATCACACAGGAGTATTATATGAACCCATTTGAACTACGTTTTTCCGTATTTAACACCGCTAAAGACCTTATGGTCAAGCAACATGAAGCCAACATGGCTGCATGGGAAGTCCTAAACAAGACCTACAAAGAAGCCCAAGATTTGGCACCAAAATTCCCAACAATGGAAGAGATCATCGACAAGGCTATTGAAATCAATACTTTTGTTAGTGGTCAGACAACCAAAGAACTAACTGGCATTGTTAAAAAGATGTCAGGTGTTTCAGTAATATTCTAAGGATTATCCATGGCAACTAAACCCGGTTTGTACGCAAACATCCACGCAAAGCAAGAGCGCATCAAGGCTGGCTCTGGTGAGAAGATGCGCAAGCCGGGCGCCAAGGGTGCTCCAACAGCATCAGCGTTTAAAGAATCAGCAAAGACCGCTACCATGAAAAAAGGTGGTGGCGTCTCACTGGCAGTAGGTCGTGGCGAAAAGCTACCGGTATCACAGGGTGCAGGACTGACAGCCAAAGGTCGTGCCAAGTATAACTCAGCAACAGGCTCAAATTTAAAAGCTCCACAACCTCAAGGTGGAGCACGTAAAGATTCATTCTGTGCAAGAATGTCTGGTATGCCAGGTCCGATGAAGGACGAAAACGGCAAACCAACCCGCAAAGCAGCAAGTCTAAAAAGGTGGAAATGTGGCAGCTAAAAAACCACAATCAAAATATACTTACGATCCTGACATGTGCAATCGAATGATTGACCTGGGTAAGGAAGGCGCATCTCAAAAAATGATGTTTGCGGACATCGGTATCAACAAAAACGTTGCAGAAACCTGGAAGAAGAACCATCCAGACTTTGCAGACGCTCTAGAAACAGCTAAAACTCATAGCCAAGCATATTGGGAACGTGAGATCCTAGCTAACGTAAATAACAAGGGATTCAATAGCCGCCTCGCGGAAATTGCCCTGCGTGGTCAGTTCCAAGAGGACTACCGCGAAACTCGCGACAACAAACTCGACGCCAAAGTTGAGATCAAAGTTGACTTTGCGGGTGAAGTAGCAAAACTCATCCAAGCATTAAAAGAATAGTACATAGTTTTCTTTTTTAGGGTATACTGTAGTTTGGTAAACCGAATAAGAGAAAACTATGACTGCCCACGCATTACTATCAGCATCCGGCTCTAAGCGCTGGCTGACTTGTACCCCAAGCGCCAAGCTCGAAGCCACACTCCCCGAACAAAAGAAAGCATCAGGAGCCTTTGACTTCAGTCAAGAAGGTACTATGGCTCATGCTCTTGGGGAAATTAAACTGCGTTACCATTTTGGACAAATTGGAATTGAGGAATACAACCGTGAACTTGACATCATTAAAGCAACACCCTACTACGACGACGATTTTGAGGCTTACGTCGATAATTACGTTCTTTACGTCCGCTCTCAAATCGGCGAAGGCGACGTTCCTTTGTTTGAGCAGCGCGTTGATTTCTCTGATTGGGTGCCCGATGGGTTTGGTACAGCAGACGTTGTCATCCTATCTAAATACAAAATTCGAGTCATTGATCTTAAGTTTGGCAAAGGCATACCCGTCGCGGCAATGGACAATACTCAGCTTAGACTCTATGCTCTTGGAGCGTACAGCAAGTTTAAAGAAGAGTATCCAGAGCTTCGTGAAGTTGAGTACACAATCCATCAGCCTCGCTTGGACAGCATTTCATCTGATGGCACTACAATCACCAAGCTCGTCGATTGGGCAAACTACTTCGTCAAACCCAAGGCCAAAAAAGCGTGGGCTGGCGCAGGAGAGTTCCTCCCAGGAGATCACTGCCAGTTCTGTCGTGCCAAAGCGCAGTGCCGCGCCCGCAGCGACTACAACACGGAACTCGCGCGTCAAGAGTTCAAAGCCCCGCCCCTCCTCACTGAGGAAGAAATCAGCAACGTCCTTGTCAAAGCCCAAGACTTAAGAACCTGGGTCAACGACGTAGAAACTTACGCACTAGAGCAGGCCGTTACATGTAACAATGTACCTCCAGGGTTTAAGTTAGCAACATCAGTAACACACCGCAGAATTGCAGATCACGAATTAGCGGCAACAGTATTAGTTGAGAAGGGCATTCCATCTGAGCAGTTATGGGAGCCACGTAAGTTAAAGTCTCTGGCAACATTGGAGAAGATTAACAAACAAGTAGCAGCCTATCTTGGCGATTTAGTATTACGCCCAGAAGGATCACCGAAGTTAGTTCGTGTGAAAGAAACCGCAAAGGATGATTTCGTATGAGCACATGGCTAATAGCAGGAATGGGAGTGGTATACTTTATAGTAGCCTGCGACCAGTTTTACAAGGGTGGCATTGGGACAGGTATAATGTTCTT